CCTCCTTCAGGTTCGATGCGGGGCGCGTTCTGTTGTTGGTATGGTCGTTAACCTGGGCGTCGGATGTCCCGGAAAGCTGACTGTTATGGTCCTCCAGCACAGGCAAGACTGTCCGCATACAGGACCCGGCGTGTCCGGCGAACTGCGGGACGGCTTGAAGTTCCGGTACGTCCGGGTCTGGGACCACGGGAACGCATGTGATAGTCCGGCCCTGGCCCATAAACGGTGCCAACACAAAGCTACTTCCGGGAAAGTCTGGTTCCAGATCGGGCAGGACGGTCTTGCTGTAGGTTTCGTGGAAGTCTGCGGCCATGTATACGACAGCTGGTTCCATGGCGGTGCTGGTGATGATACTGTCCAGCCAACTGGAAAGGCGCTTTACCCTAACTATGGCCTTTTTGAATTCGTCCAGCCTCCCCGGGCCGATTGCGGTTTCTTCACCCCTGATGAATACCCGAAAATGGTGAGGCTCACCGCCATACTCAAACCATTCCTCGACCTCTGTTCCGGGATAGACCGCCGACATCGCCGCTTCCAGCGCCGCCTTGGTACCCAGCGTCTTATGTACCTTCCAGCTGGTCTTGAGTGTCCAACGCTTTTCATCAAGAGAATATTCCGGGTCCCACCAGTCCACCTTGAAATCATAGGCCAGGATGTCCAGCAAATCCTCCGGCAGCGCATCAATGGCCGGGTAAATCCGCAGGCGGTCAATTTCCTCCGGGCGGCTGGCCAGCAATCCGGCGACAGATTCCGCCAGCGCCAGCACCGACGAATCCTGCCGCAGAGCTTCCGGAAGCGCGGCCATCAGATTCCCGGCGGTCAATCCGTATTCCGGCCCAAGAATCCGGCTACTCATCCTCATAGCCTCCATTGGTGATGGTCACAGTCCCGACGGCGGCCACCTGGGGCGTCAACTTGTCCCGGCCATCCCGGAGCGCGGTAAAGGCCGGAGACGCCAGCTCAATCCGTTTTACGCCAGTGTGATAGAGGTATTCCCGCAGCTCATCCGGATTGATATCCCGTCCCAGCTTCGCGCACTGCCATGCCTTGTAACGCTCCACGGCTTGCTGTACCGCTGCCGCAATATCCGCCGCGCTCTTACCTCCGCCGGACTGAATGTAGTAGGCAAAGCTGATGTCAAAGGGCACGATTTCCGCGTCCTCCACAAACACCTGGTCCGTCAGAGGCCGCACCTCATCAGCACTGCAAGCATTCAGGACGGCCCGCTTGATCTCGTCCCCGGCCAGGGTCCCGTCACGCATCAGGACATAGAGCTTGACCACGCCGGGCACGGGGGACGCCGCAATGACGTCGGCAATCTCCGTGCTGACCTGTTTGGCGAAATAGATGTAGCTGCCCTTGGCTCCTGCACAGCTGTAAGCGTCCATGCTTGCTCTCATAAGCTCGTAATACTCCTCATCGGTTGCCCGGTCCGCGCCGCCGTCTGAAGCCGTGATATTCTCGCAGGCGGTGTAATAATCGTACAGGTCCACAATGGTATTGATCTGTCCCGGAAGAAACCCATTTCCAACGGTCCCCGCCGTCTGACAGCGCGCCAGCGTCTCCACAGAAGTCTCGCCGATGGGGATGCAGGCTTCCGCTTCGGTGGCCCAGACGAGGGACCCGGCTGCGTCTGTCACACGGGTACCGGCGGGCACAATCAAGGCGGTAGGCAAGGGCTGGGAAACGTAGAAACGCATCATACACCCGGCGGGAGCGGCTTCCGGACGGGGGCGGCAGTGGGTCAGTTCGGCCAGCGCGTCCAGGTTCTCTCCCACGGCCCGGCTGGGGATGTTCTGACTGCCGGTATAGTTGTTCTGCACCCGCTCCTGAACCAGGATGCTGCTCATCCACTGAATAAACAACCGTTCCGGAGACGCAGGGCGGACGGTGGTGCCTGTAATCCGCTCATAGGCCGCAGTCAGAAGCGTTGTTAGAGCGTCCGTGTCTGTAGAAATGAACGGGTAGGCTGTATTTCTAGCTGTCATTGATTTCCACCTCCACAGTCGGAATCAAGGTCCCCGGCGCGGACGGGTCCTGGGAAAACGTCACATCCAGGAATAACGCCCGGGGTTCCCAGGTTTCAATAGCCTCCCGAATCTCCGGAATCAGCATGGTCTGCGCCACGGGCAGGGGTTTGTCCAGAGCGTCCCAGGAAATGCCGAAATCCCGGTACAGGGGAACGGAACCTTTCCGGGTCGCCAGGATAATCGCCACGTTCCGCAGGATTGCCGCCGCCGTCTCCGTTTCGCCCAGAGCCAGGTCCGACAATGCGCCGGGCCGGTCAGGGGTAACGGTCAACTGATAACTCATAGGCCCCTCATTTCCGTAAATATTCCTGTAGTTTGACGGTCACGACAGAATGATAAATTTCACCGTATTTGTCCCAATACTCCGCTTTGATGGCAAGACTGACGATGGTCCAGCGATAGCGGCCGTAGGCGTGGGAACCGATGGTCAGAGGCAGGGTTATGCCTTTCCGCTGCCAGTTCCAGAGCTGCCAGATTTCCGATATAGGACTTGTTCCAAGCTGTGCGTTGAACGTCATATCCAGGGAAATCTTATCCGCATCCAGCCCTGTGAACTCCGTCAGAGCGTTGCCGCCGTGCCGCTGATGGATACCATACCGGGCCGCGCCGGACCATTGAAAATTTCTGAAGGTCCGCACCTGCGCTTCAGAAACCTTGAAGGACAGCTTGCCCAGTGCACCAATCATAGCCATGGCATACCTCCTGTTCCGTCACTGTTTGATGTCGTCCAGCGGCCCCAGCTCGCCCAGAACAAAACCGTCGGCATTGAACAGGGGCAGGCCGTCCCCGTCGTCGGAACCCGGCAGATACAGGCACAATACAACAGCGTCCAGCCGCGGCATCCAGGGCTTGATATCCAAGTCATGCTTATGACTGGCATACGCTTCCGCCAGACTGCCGCCCGCCTCGTACTCCGTTCGCTGGGGGCCGTCATAGGATGGGATGTAGGGTCTTGCGGCCACGACATAGAGCCAATCGGAGGTAATGCCGGTATCCTGGAACTTCACCCGCGCCAGCCGCCTGCCGTTGTCGATATCTGTCACCGTGCCGATACGCACCAGATTATCCAGATCCATGGTCAGCCCTCCAGACAGCGACGCAATTGGATATCCGTCGTGTACCCGGACGCTTTGACGGAATGCTTCGCCTGCGAAACCATATACTTGCCGTCCCAGCCGCCGAAGCCCTCCAGCCTGACGGTCACGCCAGCCACAAGGGACGGATTTCCAGGCAGGGTAAAGGACGCTGTCCGGGAATAGCAGTTGTGGAGTTTCAGGCGTTTCGCGGCCAGGGCTTTCGCTTCCCCAACGCTGGACACACGGGCAGTAATTTCAAGTTGCTGATTGTCTTTCGCGGTTTCATCGTAATCCGCCGCTTTCGCCGTGCCCTCGATGCACTTCCCGGTAGCCGGGCTTATGTAGCTGACACGGCAGACTGCATAACGGGTCTCCGCCGCGCTGGAGGACAGCTTATATTTTGTGTAGCTGACATCGGCTTTTTTGATGGTCAGTACCGGCGTTTTTTTCTCGTAGGCGGACCGGTCGAAGAGAACCAGCGTGCCGTCTGTTACTTTCATAGAGATTCCAGCGTCCTTGCAGAGCTTTGAGAGAAAAGACGCGTCGCTGGTTTTGGATTGCTCCACGCGCTTGTAAAAGGGATTGTCTTTGGCCTCATACATGCACTTCAACCCGCACTTCCCGGCCAGTTCCGACGCAATTCCGGATAGCTTGTAGGACTCCCATGCGCGGGATTTTTTCGTCTGCCGGAAAGACTCGCTGAACGGAAGCGCGGTAGCCTTGATGGTCACAACGGCGGGCGGTCCGGAAGCGTCCACCCCGTCCAGCTCAAAGGCCCCGCAGGACAGCACATCGTCCTTGCCGTCGGAAAACCAGTTCAGCCGCCGGATTTTCGCGTTGATGGAGAGTTTCGCGGCGGCGGAGGCTTGCACGGCTTCCGTCAGCCAGTCCTCAAGCCACAGGCCGTCCCGGTCCTGGAGCTGTATCTGGAGGTCGTCCGCCTCATCCGCCTCGTTATCGGTGTATATCAGGCCCGTCAGATACGGCATGATCTCCTTTGTGATATCCGTACCGGCAAAGGAGATTTCCGCTTCCGTCCGGCGGGCAAGATTCACGTCGCTCATTTACACACCTCATCTTTTCCAGGGCGGCAGGTTCGTGCTTTCCGCGCCGTTCTCTGTGATTTCAGGCAGATTCAGAACCACACCAGCCGGGAAAACGTAAACGTCCAGATATTGAAGATTGGCGTTCATCAGCTTGTCCGTGTGACTGGTACTGCCCAACTGCCGGTATGCGATACTGTCCCACAAATCGCCCTGGACGGTGGTATAGGTCCTCATCGGATGGCCCTCCTTGCACGGTCAGTCTGCCTTTCCTCCATCGCATCCAGGGCGCGGGAAACAATCTCGTCCCCGAATGCCCGTAGGTCCTGGACCGTCTCCGGCGTTGCATTTCCAGCAATATTGAAGACAAACTGCACTTGAGGCGTGCCCCCAGCGGAGACCGGCGCGGGTTCAGCACTCAGGGCGGCGGATTGACGGGCGTTCAGGACCTGTTCGCCGCCGCTGAACCGCATCAGTTCCGGCCCCTCTTCACCGACCCAGGCCCAGCCAGGGACAGCGTTCTGGGTTCCGGTGGCGTAGCCGCGTTGGGGCCGTCTCATTTTGGCGTTTGCGTTTGAAGGTTCCGGGGAAACCGTCGCCGCAACGGGAACCACGACGGGCATGGTGTCCAGCACGTTCTGCCACAATCCGGAAAAAGCTGCCTGCACAGGTCCTTTCATTTTCTCCGTCTGGTCTATGTACGCCTGAATGGTCTTCCTTGCGCTCTCTGCGGCTTCGGCGGACAGGTCCAGCTTTTCCACTTCCGTCTCAACGTCAGTAATCAGCCGGCCCATCTGTTCCGTCAGGCCCGATGTCCAGTCCGCCATATCCTGCGCTGCCTGGTCCTGGCTTTCGCTGATTTCGCCGATTGTGTTCCCCAAATCCGTCAGGGCCTTGGTATTGCCGCTGTTGACAGCCTTTACCATACTTGCCGCCAGTCCCGCCGCTTCCGGAGTGCCCTTTCTGACGTACCCCATCATTTTGTTGTAATTTTCCTGCGTTATGCCCAGATCTTCTGCGGAAATCTTTTTCAGCGCCGCAATATTGCCGGAGTAATTCTGCCAGTAGGAAAGCTGTGAATTCAACGCTTTCTGCGCGGCCGCTACAGTAGAATCCATATCGGCTTTGGCTTCATCGAACAGCCCGAACTGTCCGGAGAAAGACGCGATTGCCGATTCATAAGCGTTGTTGTAGGCCGTCGCCAGCTTGTCCATCTCATTCCGCAACGGACCTAGGGCGTTTTCCAGCTCCGGCAGAATTCCAAGCTGTTCCAACGCCGTATCGTTCAGCTTTTCATAGGCCGCCTGCGCCTGATTGATAACGTCTTCGGCTTCGGAAACCGCAGTTTTATCATCCTGAATTGCCGCGTTGAGATTCTGAATATTGGACTCCGCTTCCTGAATCTCATCGTTGTAATTGAAGACGGCGTTTTCCAGGTCGTAGTATTCTTCCGTGAGGACGGAGTTGTTTTTGTACGCCGCCTCGGAAAGCTCGTTCATCCTCTTCAAAGCG